AACCGATTCCGATCCGAGAAGTTCGTGTATAATTTCAAAAACGAAGTCTGGATGAGCAAGAGAGAGTTAGTGTCCAAACTTAGGGGGTTAATCCGTATCGCTGCCGATTGTATAGTGTAGAATCTCATGGTCGGTATACACGTCCAAATATACTTGCTTACATAAAAATAAAAGAACTACCTTTAATAAGGTAGTTCCTTATTGCACTATCGTTCTTCGTTAGTTTAGTTTTCCGTAGACCCATTGACGACAAACATGAATTCCGAATGAAAGAGCAACATTTCAAACATCACCTCGTGATATAACTAAATATGAATTCCAAACAAGGAGATGAAAGCATGAGTAAGTTAAAAGGTAAAATCGCTTTAGTAACTGGTGCAAGCCGAGGGATTGGTCGCAGCATTGCGCTGCGTCTGGCACAGGAGGGTGCCGTCGTCGCCGTACACTATGGAAGAAGACAGCATGAAGCAGAGGAGGTAGTTCATAAGATTGAGCAAAGTGGAGGGAACGCCTTCACGATCGGTACCGACTTAAGTATCCTTAACGGCATTCATGATTTATATGCGACATTGGATGAAGCCCTTCGGGAACGTACAGGCGATAATCGGTTTGATATTCTCGTCAATAACGCTGGAATCGGTCAAATTGTAACCATAGAAGAGACGACGGAAGAATCTTTTGACGAAGTCATGAACATTAATGTCAAAGCACCGCTTTTTGTTACCCAGCAAGCTTTGCCGCGTCTGAAAGATGGAGGCCGCATTATCAATATCTCATCGTTTGTTACACGAGTGGCCTCCCCTAGTGTTTTTGCCTACAGCATGTCGAAGGGGGCAGTCGACACACTTACGTACGTCTTGGCTCAGCAACTTGGGAGCCGTAATATTACGGTAAACGCCATCCAGCCTGGCATTATTAATACAGAGATGAATGACGAGACGTTAAAAGATCCCGATGGACAGAAATTTGCCTCTGGTCTTTCAACCTTCAAAAGGTGGGGGCAACCTGAAGATGTTGCAGATATTGCTGCCTTTCTTGCCTCATCGGACAGCCGTTGGGTAACCGGTCAATTGATTGATGCAAGTGGCGGGTCTCATCTGTAAATTATGGGTTCGGGGAACCTAGCTGAGGAGTTAGCATTTTGAACCCGCTAATTTACTCTACTATGCTGCCCGTTCCCTCAGTAACGAGGCTGCTGGTTTGTGCCAGCGGCCTTGCTCTGGTTGCTCATTGAGCTCTTGTTCCACATATGCACTATTTGAACTTTTTTATAAAATTTTTTTGGTCCTTTGTAAATATATAGCCACGTTGTTCGTAGAAACTGTGAGCATGTATTCGACTTGGGTGGGATAACAGTTTAATCCCAGAAAATCCATGGCTCTTTCCCCAATGTTCAAGACGCTCAATCAACATGCTACCTACACCTTGATTTCTATACTTTTCTTTTACAACAAATCCCAGTATATTTACTAAAGAGTCAGAAAAAAGCAATTCATACGGGCTCCCATGAATATATCCTATTACCTCGTTGTTTCCTTCACAAACAAAGATCATATCTTTTGTTTTCTTTGTTATGATTTCAATCTTCTCTTTTACTTTATCTTCAGAAAATAGATATAGATCTTGGTTAAAGTCTTGGTTTAACAAATAAATATCATGATAATCAGTTACCTTAATTCCCCTGACATTTTTTTCTTTCATTCTTGAACGCCTCCTATTTTCATCACGAACACCCGAAATAAGTGTTAGACGTCTTTGTACATTTTGGCAGGCTCTACGCTTGCACTAATCTGTCTACTTGCTTAACGGATTGGATAAAATAAAGATTGAGTTTTAACAGAACCCTCAAAACAACAAACTGCGATCATAAAATTTCAGACTTTTGACCGACTGAATCAGTCGAACAGCCCCATACAAACTATCCGGCGCATCATCATATTGGCAGTTTCGGTTATAATCCTTTATCTGGTTATTATATCGAATATCGCTGCATTGAACAGAATATGACCTTTCTTCACTTCCGGCTCCAAGCTAATAATACGTTCATGCTTCTGCCCCTTGGAATGTACACTTTCTACGGGTATATGTATCTTCGCCTTCCATAACTCTTCTTCAAATTTCTGCTTATATAGCTCTGTGCCTGATTCACCTCAAAACCATCGAGCTTTCGAACACGCATATGTATGTTGAATTCGTTTAACGTCATATCTGATACAATGATGTTACGCATTAGAAACCACAAAAATGAGAAATAGGTACAAACATACTCCCTCACCATTTACAGTTGTTTTTCACCCTTAGTTTATATGGCTTTTGAATAGCCTAAAGCGTAACATCAAGCCTGCTTTTTCTCATCTGGCGCATCCGTAACTTCGACTTTTCGTTCGCATTCTTATCTCTGCATTTCTCACAATATTTCTGTCGATTCGAATTAGCTGAAAATGTTTCTCCGCAACGTGTACAGTTCACCCTCGGTTTCGCTGTCTTAAACTCAGTCCCCACATTCCGTTCAGACGTATATTCTCGCTCCAGCTTCTCATCTGTTGGCAGCACTCCATTTTCAAAATATGTACAGCGTGGCAGAGCATCATTTTGACTAAAGAATACACATGGGCCATCCTGTAAACAGCAATAGTTTGGGATACCATGCTTCGCTCCAAGATAGCATGCACAATTATTCTTAACTAACCGCTTGAACCTATTTTTATTCTGCATTCGATTTCTCCTTACTCACATCTGCTAATCGTTGCTGCTCCGAAAGAAATTTATTGAATTCCAGCTTGGGATTCTCTACAAACGGAAGCAACGTCAGCAGTGTTTCCTGTGAGACTACTTCTTTCAGTTTCACAATCACATCAGCCATCCCAACCAAATCTGTCGGCAAGTTACGAGTAAACTTCACAGCGATATCACGGAAATCATATTACACGCCTTCTTTAATGTGCAGAAACGTAAAGAAATTCCGTAAACGCTGCTTGATCGCTTTTTCCATTAATGCTTCACGCATCGCTACTCGATTCTCCAAATTTAACAGCTTGTTTCTCAGAGCTAAGGAAGACGTATTACTGGCCCAATTCTCATTGAAGTTAACCTGATCCATCATATCGAAGATTTTGCGTTCAATATTATCCAGCTCGTTCTTTACAAAAGAATCGTTAATCTCCTTCGTAAGCCAGCTTACCTTTCCCCCAGCCGGAACTTGAATAATGCCCATCTTCTTCATATTCAATAAGTCCTCAGTTTCAAGCTTGGCATTCTCAATCACGAGATAGGCATTGCGATGATCTGCGATTTCATTGACCAAATCGGGATTCAATGCGCTATAGGCATCAAATAAAGAAATCACATCATGGAAGCCACTTTTTCTCTCCGTATTGGCTGGACAGGAGATAAGTGGTACTCTTCCAAAAATGTGATTGTGTTTGCCGATATATTTTAGTTCAGGTGATTGGTTTTGCTTACTCTGATTAGATCTACTATCACTGCCGATTGTATAATATATAATTTCATAGTCTGTATACACGTCCAAATACACTTGCTTATCGAATCGACGGGTTATGTAAGCCTAGTAATACATTTCGTTCTGCTGTTCCATCTTCCAACACATACGCATTCAAAGGAGACAATACTGTGGCTGAAAACTGGCCACCCGAATCAATATAGTTTAACTCAAAGCTCTCACCAAAGATTTCAGATTGTTTCCGAAGCTGTAGATTATGCTCTTTGTCCCAATGACTCATATGTACATCTATATTATGTATGGCTTTACCCTGATCTGACTTGGACACATAGTTTACTGGCTTACCGAGCAGATAGCCCACTTCATTATCTACGAACTTACGTGGAAAATTGAAAATGAGCTTTTGATTGCTTCTGCTTTCTTGCATGGCATAGTTCTTGAGAATGGCATGTTGGCCATTGTAGTAATCTGCATATTTCTGTTTGGCTAATGCAGCCGATTGGAGCTCATTTAGACACTCTAATATGATTTGTTCGTTTATTTGCAAATAGGTTCTTCCTTTCAAAATGGGCAGTGTAACTGTTGCTTGAATAAAGAAAAGAACCACCTTTACTAAGGTAGTCCCTTGTTGAATTAATGTTTACCGTTAGTAATTCATTTCAACCCTCATTTACTTGATCCATTAATAATGTTGGCTTTATTCAGCGGACATGGCATCCGCTTTTGTTACATGAACCGTACCATATGGATGCTCAGGCGGCGCATAGATAGCGTATATTTTAAGTGGGGTATTCCCCGTATTGGTAACATTGTGCCATGTTCCAGCAGGTACCATAATTGCATAGCCACCACAGGCCATTTCTTGAAAATTCAAATGATCTTTACTTTCACCCATCTGAACAAGTCCCTGACCTTCTTCAATACGTATGAATTGATCCGTTGTGGGATGAACTTCTAAACCAATGTCATCTCCAACATTAATACTCATTAGGGTCACTTGAAGGTGTTTCCCTGTCCACAAAGCAGTGCGGTAAGTATTATTTTGCTTAGTAGCTTGGTCAATATTCACTACAAATGGTCTTTGCCCATAATCTGTTAATTTATAAGGATACCAGTTCGTGTTGATCCCATTATAATAATGACAATTCCAATTATTACTCCAACGGATGTTATTCCAATAGTCATGCATTGGAGTATGCCATTGATATGGATAGCATGAATTACGGTACACTATTCATTCTCCTCTCAGCATTTCATTGTTTATTTTCATTCTATGCACTTGCCTATATAAAGGTTTAAAAAAACGGACAAGAGCATGGCTTTAAACAAACGGCAACACCAAGTGCTAAACAATTGACATCCAACCTTTATGGTAATTTAGGGTACTTACCATTTGAGTTAACGAGTAATTCAGTAAATATTTTTTTAGCAGAAGCCTCAAAATAACAAACTGCGATCATAAAATTTCAGACTCTTGACCGACTGAATCAATTGAACAGCTCCATATAAACTGTCTGGCGCATCGTCGTATGTACAATTTCGATTGTAGTCCCTCACCTGATGGTTATATCTGAGGTTACCCGAATTGAACAGAATATGCCCCTTCTTGATTCCTGGCTCCAAGCTAATAATACGTTCATGCTTCTGCCCCTTGGAATGCACACTTTCCACGGGTGTATGTATATTCGCCTTCCATAGCTCTTCTTCAAACTTTTGCTTCATATAACTCTGTGCCTGATTCACCTCAAAACCAATCTTATCTACAGGGTAAAGCTTCAACTTCTCAATAACCACTTGGAATAAATCATCCGGCAGAAATTTGTAAATATTTCCATTTATAACATACATTCGCTTCGTCCTTCGGTGTTGCCCAATAATTGAAATAGCCGAATAGTCATTTTTCTTCCCTGTCTTAATTGCTGGATCAATGTACATCGCCATTTCCATGTCCTCAAACTCAGGCAACCTGTCCCAATACATGAGATTCTGAAATATGTATTCGTCTGTTGAACGCGGATCATTTTGCAATTCTTTATAAAAACTTTTCTCGCCCATAGCTTGCTTCTTGCACATCAAATAATAATAGTCCAAATACTCGCTCCACAGGATTTCTGTACCCTCTAGCATTTCCTCCTCATTCGCCATAAAAAAAAACAAGGCCGTATTGATCCTGTCCTCGTCTTGCAAGTTATTATACATTCGTTCCCACTCTGACCACAGATCATCCCGTTCTGAAAATTGAAGCACGGCTGCTTTACGGACACTTCGTACACCTGGTATCTTCCCTTTGAGCAGATCAGCCATAATATCTTCTTCGTTGAGAATGGTTCCACAGATCAAAATATTCGTATCCCTTGTGCCAATAGGCAAAATGACATCCGTAAACGTATTTTTAATTTGTTCTCGTTTAGCTTCGGATCGAGCCGTGTCCTCCTTGAGCAAATCATTCATTAGAACCAAAGTAGGACGATGATGCTTATAGTGAATACCTCTCAAACTACCGTCTATGCCACGAATCATAATACATGAGTCCAGTCCACCTTTACTCTTAAGCCAAATCTCTTTATTGTTCCAGCGACTCCCTTTACGGATACCGAAATCCTCAATCAGCATCGTATTGGTCTCCAGTTCATCTTTGATCATATCGAGGAACGGAAGAGCAATTTGCTCTGTGGCAGATATGATCAGTGTAAACTGTGATTTATCATATAAAGTCGCATACAACGGAAATAAAAAGGAACTGATCGTGGACTTTCCATGCTTCCTAGGGAGGCTGAAAGCCGTAATCAGTCCTGTATTTGCAAGCATATGTCTTAATTCCGTGAATAGCTCTTTGTGAAACTTGCCAAATGCTCGATCAAAGTATTTAGGAAAATAGGCTAAAGCGAAAAACTCAATGTCCATCTCACCTATAAACTTGCGCAGTTCGGAGAAAGAGAATGTTTTGGTCAGTTACCCTGTAGCAGCTTTCAAAAGTGAATTTTCCACGTGTGAGATAGGGACAGATCTGCTCCATTTGACTAGTTCAGCCAGCATCGGATGTTTATCAATATACTCGTACCAAGTCGTTTTACCTATATCGAGTTTCCTGATAATGTCCTCCGCGTTCACGCCTTCTTCAAACCATTTTTGAATCTCCGCTAACCGAGGATATACATGGGTTTCCCACTTGGTTGGACGTTCCAATGCTTCAGCAAATTTCGAATGCTTTCTGCGATAATCGCCTAATGTCCAAATATGAATATTCAGTCGTTTCGCAATCTCTTCATCTGTGGCTCCTTCACGTACCCAAACGGGAACATCCCTGAGCCTTGGCACAAAAAATTGATTATACTTGGTCAGTATCTTTGGCTTGTTTCTTTTTGGCTTGTCATTGTTTTTGCTCATCTTAGCTCACCTCCATCACGAAAAAAGGGAATAGACTATATAGCCCACTCCCCATATGTATTCCAGCTTATCCTTCTAGCTCAGCCTCGTAAACCAACTCGATATCCTCAATCACCTTCTGAATCAACTCATTGTCCTCCCGAGCCTCCTCAGTTCCTAGCACATTTACCTTTTCGGCTTGCATGCCCTTTAGGAATCCAATCACCATATTCACTTTTGCCTTGCCCAATCAAATCACCCCTTCGGTTTAGTCAGCACATGATACCTCTGACCTTACCGACTCAGCAACGGCTTCTTGAAAACCATATTCCTTACCATTTCTAACTAAATAGTTGCATAATACTGTATAATAGGATTTCACCGTATAATAAACTAAATGGGAAAGGGGAGCAGATCTATGATCAAAAAAATGAACATATATCAAATTCTTAAATCTTCATGTGCTGCTGTTGTTATAATCACATCCCTTTTGTCTCTTGCTTATCCTGGTAACAATCGATTTTCACCATCACTTACACAGCTTTTTCTAAGCCTCATGTTTTTATTTTCTGGCATCTCCGAATTTAAAGCAAATCGAAAAACTTATGCCATAGTTAGTTTCAGTGTCTCCTTGTTCGCTGCAATTGTATTTATATCTTCACTTTTATTGAGAAAAGGTTAACTACGAATTCTCTAATTCTGGCTCAGCAACTACTTCTTGATAACTATATTGCTTACCTTCCCGAATCAAATATACATTGCTATCGCTACCAACGTGGGCAATATACCGCTTCACAATCACATCTACATATTTGGGATCAAGCTCACTGGTATAGCAAATCCGATCCGTTTCCTCACAAGCAATCAACGTTGAACCTGAACCACCGAATGGATCAAATACGATATCACCAAGTTTGCTCGAATTTTTAATTGGATAGCTAATCAAGGGAATCGGCTTCATGGTTAGATGAGATTCATTGCGGAAAGGACGATCAAATTGCCATAATGTCGTTTGCTTACGATCACTGTTCCAGTAGTGTCCACTTGTCGGCTTCCATCCGTACAATACAGGTTCATGCATCCAGTGATAATCGGCATGTCCCATTAGCATCCTTCGTTTTACCTGTATAGTCCACATTATAAGGTGGATCGGTTACAATAAGCTGAGCCTTCTTACCGTCCATCAATGTTGCGATATCTTTCGGATTAGTCGAGTCACCGCAGATGATCCTATGCTTCCCAAGTAGCCAAATATCACCTTTATGAGTGACCGGATGTTCAGGTAATGCTTCTTCTACATTAAAATCATCCTCATCATCGGCTGTATTTTCATGCAATATATCTAACAACTTCTCACACTCGCTCATATCAAATCCAGTTAGAGAAAGATCATAATCAGCCAGTTTTAATTCTTCTAGTTCCTGCGCTAACAATTCAAAATTCCAATCCGCATACTCAGCCGTTTTATTGTCTGCGATTCTGAAGGCTTTGACCTGTTCAGGAGTTAAATCATCCACCAGTATCGTTGGAACTTCCTTTAGTCCAAGCTTCTTAGCTGCTAACAGACGAGTATGTCCTGCTATGATTTCATGATTACTGTCAATCAGAATCGGATTCTTAAATCCATAACTCTGAATACTCGTTGCTACATAATCTACAGCTTTCTCATTATTTCTTGCGTTTTTTATGTACGGAATTAACGTTTCTACGTTTACGAATTTGATTTCCAATCCACATCCAGGTGAAAAACACACCAATTGCAGTAATAAATCTTAATATTTCTATGATTATTGCTTGTAACATTAATAGCAATCTTGTTGCTCCTCTCTAAATGAAAAAGAAACCCTAGCTCATAGCCAGAGTTCCTGTACCTTTTCGTTACTTTTGCGTTTTCTAATGCGTTACATCATTGTACTAAGCCTATTGTTTGCTTAAACTTCTGAAACGTATATGTATGCTGGAACCGTATAATTTTGAAAAATGACTACTCTGCGGTTTCGATTATTGGGCAGCATCGTTCACTTTTATCCTTACCCCATCTCACCAAAATCTTATCACGATAATAAGGAATTTTATTAGTGATTTCAAGAGGATGGTAGGAACCGCCTTTGGAAACACAAACAAAAGTTAGGTCAGCATTATAAGCCGCTGATCTTACGCACAGATATCCCCCGAAGCTTGATCCCAAAACACCAATTTTATCGCCTACATTCGGATAATTCTTAAGGAATTCAAGAACAACTCTATACGCTTTCTCCATTTTAATTTCTTGATAGCAGTGATCGAAGTATAGAGTCTCACCCTGACCAGGACCATCCACTATACACACTGCATGCCTCTTTCAATCAAATGTATGGCATACGCTGAATACATTTCTTCCTTAAAACCTGTCCAGCCTGCAATAATAAGAACAACTAGGACATCCTTTAGTGCATCATTTGGAATGAGTAACCATCCATTTAATTTCGAGTCCTTATAGGGCAGCTCAATTCTTTCTGATTTCAATCTATGACTTAGACGAATTCCTTTGTTAAAGCAATCAACCATTTTTCTATACAGTCTCAATTTCTCCTCAGTAATATTTACGAGTCCATATTCTCCTACTCTATATATTGCAGATGCATTTAATAAAAAGATACTTGCAGTTTGATTATGCCCCTTTGCCAATTCTTTCTCCGCATACGCCTGTGCCCTATCTCCGATTTCTTCACACACAATTACATAGTCTTCACCTGCCTCTAGCCTTTTACACATATTTGCATAGTCTACACCGTGCCCTACCATCCTTGCCATAGGCTGTTCGGCAGATCTCTTTCTTTTTTCTTGCATTTTAATACACTCCTACTCTAATAATTTTCTGTAACCTGAAAGGTCTTAAGGAATAACTGGAAGCAGCAAGTAAGACGCATATTTTCCGCCTGTATAAATGGTTGTATCTGCATCCCAATTTCTATCATCTGATGTTTGCATTAATAATGCACACCCACTCTGATTTTGGCTCCCTATTTCTAAAAGAAGACGATGTCCTTTAGATAGAACAACTGAACTATCCCATATTTCTATATCTAAAGGATAGACTTTTCCAGGAATTAGTTTCTGAACCTCATCAAAGGCGTAGTATGGCTTATATTCAGTAGATAGCTCTTCATCCAACTTACGCAAAGAGGCACGTAGCCACCCCTGGCTGATTGGAAAGTTCTCGGTTAGTGCCCCTGAATTGACCACCTCTTTACCTTGTGGATTAATATTACGCAAGGATACAAAGATATCCATGTCATCAGTTGACGATGAAGCCCATAAATGAAGTTTGATTGGACCCAGTATCTCTGTTTCATTGTCAAAAGGAGCCGTTTCAAACATCACTCTTTTTGCAGAGATTTCACCCTTGTCAAATGTCTTTATCATGTAAGGTTTAGCCCATGAAACAGATTCACGGTCTTTATCCCCTTCATAACAGAGTTGTGCTGTTGATTCTGGCTTTTCTACGGAAAGCCGCTTTGAGTCCGCATCAAGGAAAAACGGTGTCCACTCAGTGCGTTTGAGAGGATATTCATTCTACTAGTATCAAATTCAGAGCCTCCGATTTCTTGTGTACATCTTGTTGGATCCACATAAATCAACGGATTATTACTCACGTAAATGTACAAATTTAAACTCAGCGGATTCTTAATATCCCCTTCATACGTATCCTCATTAATAAACCTGCCGTTTGCGGGATCATACCATTTGCTCGCAGGTATTGCAGTTCCGTTGTATCATCCCGTAGCTCACCCGAGTAACGGAATGGATTGTATACCTTCTCCTGCGAAGAAGCTATATCATCCCCCCCAAATATCATAGCTATATAACGCATATGGATTGGATATTCCGCGCGATGCGTCGAAGAATAGCAAGTTAAGCCAGCATGGGCTAACAAATACGAATAGGAGGTTCTACGTCCCTTGGTATCTGTCACACTATCCAGCAAGCCTACATTTTGCTCTTGGTGCTTGTGATATTACTACACGTTCATTTCCCTTACTTAGGGTAATATCGGTTGAAGAATAATGAATCTGAATTGCGTTCCCAACAGCATCCCGAACAGTCGTCAATAACGGTACACCAGATGCATCTCTGCTATACATAAACTGAATCCGTTGTTATGTTTGTCCGTGATCTGAAACAGACGCCCATCCGCGGTGAAACTAAGACCCTTCCACGGTATGCCTTCAGGCTGCTATCATACTGAAAATAATCCTAATTCTCTCAATTTTGTGTTTATATTCTATTGATAGAAGCAATAGTGATCAATATCACAAAATTTTCAATTCATTATAATAATAAACAAAATTGTTGTGTCAATGTTTATTTTATTGTATAATTTACCTAGAGTCTAATCGAATGGCGTCATGAATAGTGGGGTGATTGGGATCGAATGGGTATATTTGTGTCTAGCTATTCTGTTTGAAGCAGCTGGTACAACCAGTATGAAGCTGTCACAACACGCCTGTTGATTAACCACTAAATGGTAGAAAAAAAGTCTATCACGATCCTTCAATCTATTTTGACACCGGAAGAAGTGCAAAGCGTTGCCAAGGAAACAGACTATGAAGACAAAGCCCGTAAATTCACGGTAACCCACTTACTTCAATACTGGTGTGCAGCTGCCTTAGAACAATGGGACAGTTATCGTTCCGGTGTGGATCATGCCGCTCACAGTGGCTTACCTGTGGTTCATTATTCGTGTTTTTCCACCAAAGCAGCCGAAGTCCCCTTTGCTATATTTAAGGAGCTTTTTGATCGAGTCATTCACAAGTGTAGCCGAGAAACACGCCGAAAACTTACGTTTCCCAATGAATACTCCTCATCGACTCGACCACCATAACCGTGGGAAAAACACGACTTCCTGGGCCCCTTATCACGGGGAACGTGCAGACATTAAACTTCATGTCGCTTTGCGAGTCTCAAATGGGCAACCTCTTCAGGTGGTCGAAACGTTGGCTCAACCGGACTACATTTTGGTGATGGACCGTGCTTATGGGAAACTGGAGCGTCTGGACGACTTCAAAATCCAGGGACAATCCTTTGTTATTCGGCTTCGCGACAACGTCCATTTGGAAAAACCTCATGCCCTTTCCCGCCTCCAGAAAGCAAATTCTTCTGTCATTCGGGATATCACTTGCCAGTTAGGGACACCTCAGTGTTATTCCAAGCAACGTCATCGTGTGGTGATGTTTCGGGATTTTGAAGGTCGAGAAATCCGAGTCGTTACCGATTTAGTGCAGGTCACGGCAGAACAAATCGCACAGATGTATAAAGCTCGATGGCAGATTGAGGTCTTTTTCCGTTGGATCAAGCAACATTTGAATATTCCAACGCTGTTTGGCACCAGCGAAAATGCGGTCTATGGGCAACTCTTTTGCGCGCTCATCGTTTATGTCCTGCTTAAATGGCCATTTGATACCGCTCAAACGACGTGGCCCAAACATGCCATTCTTTCCTTTGCCCGATTTTCTCATCTTTTCTTCTGGAAAAACTACCGGTGGAATGGGTGATCCAGATCCAGCGTGTTCTTCTTCAGCGTGCCTCTAATTCTATTAATTAAATTGCTTATTTTGGTTAATCAACAGGCGTGCTGTCACAAGGATTCACCAAGCTTGTTCCTAGCATATTGTTGGTGGTGTTCTATCTAGGGAGCTTATCATTTCTAACCTTGACCCTTAAGAAAATTGATGTATCCGTTGCCTACGCGGTCTGGTCTGGAATGGGCATTGTTCTGATTGCCTGTATCGGTCTCCTTTATTTTAACGAACGCCTCTCTTTGTGAAAATTGTTGCAATTATTTTGATCATTATAGGTGTAATTACTTTGAATCTGACTAAAGATTCACAAGAAACAAAGCAAGATATACAACGGGAAAGTAAATTATAAAGATGCCGAGGTGATTAGTTGTGGATATTTTTAACAAATGTATGAGTTGGGACGAAATCAAAAAACTACGTGCTAATGATACCTACCCTTACTTTATGCCTATTCAGGAAAAAAGAGGACCAGAAGTCATTGTTCAAAATCAAAATATGATCATGCTCGGAGCTAATGACTATCTAGGTTTGTCCGGTGATGCTAGACTAACTCAGGGAGCTGTTGAGGCGATGCAGAGATACGGTACATCGACTTGCGGCTCCAGATTTCTTAGCGGGACTCTTCCTCTCCATCTTGAACTAGAAACCCAGTTAGCTGAATTTTTGAATAGAGAGAGTGCTATTGTCTTTTCTACTGGATATCAGATGAACTTGGGAGTAATCTCAGCCATTCTGGGACGCAATGATGTAGCTATTGTAGATCGCCAGGTACATGCTTCTATTGTTGACGGGGTGCAGCTCGCCTCCTGTAAGTTGCTGCGTTTTAGGCATAATGATATGAATGATCTTGAGGCTAAGCTGAATGCTGCTCCCAAGGGTGCTGGAAAACTGATCATAGTTGATGGTGTATTCAGTATGGAGGGGGATATTGCCGATCTGAAAGCCATTGCAGCCCTTAAGCAGCAGTATAACGCCCGCTTGCTGGTAGATGATGCTCATGGAATTGGCGTATTGGGTCCAAATGGAAGGGGAACCGGAGAACACCTTGGAGTTGAGTCGGAAATTGATCTGATCACCGGAACGTTTAGTAAATCCTTTGGAAGCTTGGGAGGTTTTGTTGCTGGAGATACGGATATTATTGATTATATCCAACACTGGGGCCGGAGCATGATCTTTAGCACCAGTATGACCCCTGCGAGCGCGGCCGCAAGTCTGAAAGCGTTGGAAATTATTCGGCTTGAGCCAGAGCTCAGAAGCACGTTAAAAGAACATACACAGAACATGCTGACTGGGCTACAAAAACTGGGATTTGACACAGGACACAGTGAAACACCTATTATTCCGATCCATGTAAGAGGTGAATTAAAAACATTTCTGTTTTGGAATAAATTAATGAAAGCAGGTATTTATACCAACCCGGTGATTTCTCCTGCTGTTCAGGAAGGATGTGAAATTATTCGTACATCGTTAATGGCAACCCATACCCCTGAGCAACTTGATCTTACACTACATATATTTGAGCAGATCGGCAGGGAACTAGAGTTGATTGGGGGGTAGGGAGAGCCGACAAGAAAGGTCCTATATGTTGGCTTTTATAACATGTGGTTTATTATGGCCTTGTTTTATTTTACATTATTTTATGCTTTGATACGTATTTGGAGTGGAAAGTTCATTATTCAGATGAATTATCCGAACAAGGTAAGCATTTTCTATTTTATTCTGGCTGTAGGTTCTCTTAACTTCATCACAAGGTTGATATTCCCTACAAATCGTTTATATATCCATGATTTTTCCTTAGGGTATTTCCCTCAATTTTTACTGTTTTGGATGGAAATAGTTGCTTATCGGAATAATTGGCTGGAGAACATAGATACTAGACTGGCCGCATTTTATTTCCGAATCTCTTTGATTTCAATAATAACCTTGCCTATTGTTTTCCTGCTGGTTGATCTGTATGGGGGCAATCTTGATGCTTTCTATGGCGGGATCACTTCGGAAGCGCTTTATTACTCTTTTTGGGAACCATTTACTTCTATAGGGATAATATTAAAACTACACCACCCGCATAGCAGGTGGTTTTTTGTTTCGCACGCTTCGCGTACTCAACGGGCTATAGCCCACATAAGAGGGGCTTGTCGCCCCTTTTTACTGTTTCTCCCATACATTTTTCAAATTAATTCTCCTTTGGTAATAACAATGGACAGCACTCAACCCTAAAGCGTTTTTTTTGAATGCAGGAACATATTCAAAAAATTATCCTCTAGCCTTCGTACATCAATGCATTCTTATCTCGATATATTACTACCACGCACTCCACATGCATGAGGTGCCGGTTATTGGATATGATACGTATCCAACAACCTCGAAAGCCACGCCTGTTGATTAACCAAAATAAGGTATCCAAAAGCTGAAAAAAGGCCACTCTTTCGATAAAATCGATTCCACCACAGAACCCGATTTGAAAGAGGAGACCTCTGAAAAAGTCTACCACGTTTACAAACTTTGTTCAAATTCTTCTTAAAGAAGAAGATGTGATCAGCATACTGAAAGAGTTGAACTACAAAGATACAGCACGCAAATTTACAGCACATCAGTTACTTGTATTCTTTATGCACGCAGCTTTGGGACAATGGGATGGTTATCGCTCCGGTGTCGTTAAAGCCAAAATCTGTGGACTTCAAACCGTTTGCTTTTCTACCTTCTCATCCAAAGCTAGCGAAGTACCGTATGAGCTTTTCAAGCGCCTGTTTCATTTGTTGATTTTAAGGTGTAATCGTGCAACCAAACGCCAATTGCACCTACCCAACGATCTGTTATTGGTAGACTCGACAACGATCACGGTAGGAAAAACACGTCTGCCTTGGGCGCTGTTTCATGGAGAACACGCAGGAATCAAGCTGCATGTCGCATTCGCTGCGGCTACTGAGCAACCCGTTCAGGTCATTGAAACGATCGATCGGTACGGTTCATGATGGCCCTATCGGTGAGAAGCTTGCGGACAAGGATTACATCTTAGTAAATGACCGAGCTTACGGGAAGATCAAGCGTTTTGATCAATATGTCGCGGAGAAGCAGTATTTTGTAACCCGTATCAAAGAGAACGTAACGCTTGTGAACCCACATTCCTTAAAGAACAGGAAAGTGGAAACCTCGAACGTCATACGGGATATTACTTGTTATCTCGGAACACCTCAGTGCCAGTCGGAGCTTCGACATCGCGTCGTGATCTTTCAAGATAACAACGGCAATGAAATTCGGGTCGCAACCAATCTTGTGCATCTATCAGCCGAAGAAATTGCTGATACCTACAAGGCACGCTGGGGTATTGAAGTTTTCTTCAGATGGATAAAACAGAACCTAAATGTACCTGTTTTGTTTGGCACAACAATGAATGCCGTGTTCAATCAGCTTTTTGCCGCGTTAATGACTTACGTTATCTTGAAATGGTTATATGATCACTCAAAATCATTTGTCATCCCTTGCAAGAAAATGCCCTTGATCCGTTTCGCGAAACAAATTCAGCACGATCAACTACAAATTGAATGGATCATCGCCACTACCAAAGTGTTGGAAAAACATGTCTATTTGTCAAATCTCAAAAAAACAGTTTCTGGTTAATCAACAGGCGTGCTCGAAAGCCTCTATAAGTCTCTTTCCATGTAAATCGCTCATTATAAGGTCTATAAGGTCTCTAGGAATCCTGGCAAATACAAATGAAAAGTCTCCAAATTAATACTGGCATATTTTGTTTGCGCATCTTTTCGGACTTTAATCAAGTTTGCTTCTCTTAATGTACGGAAATGATACGATGTATTCGATTTGGAAGTATCGCATATCATTCCCAATTCTCCACAATTCATCTCCTTCTTGTTACCTTAGAGTGTCCGAATAATTTCGAGACGGGTCTCATCAGCCAATGCTTTAAAAATACGAACTCTTTGTTCACTGTTCAACATATGTAGACCTCGTGTGCTCAACATATTCAACTATCGTGCCATCTGGTTGTTGCACAAGCATGTTGTAGCCTGTCGGAACTTTCGTAATATCTTGCCGGATCACTGCACCTTGATCCAATAGCCAAGCTTTATAAGCGAGAATATCATCCACTAGGAAAGACAAAGTGATATCCTGCACAGCTGACAGCGCACTATTCGTTCCTCCAATAAGCAGAAGTTGACCAACAACTGCAATGTCCAATTTTTTCTCAGCATAATGAAACCTTGTCCCTGCTTTGGTTTGCAGCAGTTCTTCGTAAAACGGAAGAGCTTTTTCCAGCACATTGGTATAAATAGGCGTTAAGATTTTAAGGACTTGCAATATCGTCCTGCTCCTTTCCTTTAGGGAAATACAATTAACTTATTATGCAATAGTTTTAAAACTATTGTACTAAATGAGTAATGAGAAGTCAAGTATTGTAACCTGTCGAGGTTTAATTTAAGGTACAAGGACAGCTTCATCGAAAATAAAAGGCCCAGGCGATAACTACGCCTGAGCTTCAACAGGATAGGTAAATGTGGCTCCGTTATGCTATTTCCTGATGAGCAACACACAGCACTCCACATGTGTCGAGACGATGAAAGGGATATATTCCTTTTTATTATATATATTACCTATACTATCAAAAGCTACTCCTTCCCACAACACCCCTTTTCCAGATGACGCCCGTTCTCCCTTCACTTCTATTGATTCTACTAATTCCATATGAGCCTGTATTTAATTTACCCGAATCCATAATCACAATTAAATCAGCTCAGTTCCTGACTTTGGAAGACAATTGCTCAAAATTACTTTCAGCTTTCTCTCTTCCCATACCTCTCCCTTCCAGTATTACACATAGTAAATACCCCAACGAATGGGTCATTCTGTAAACTAAATCTCTCTTTTGACCGATAAATACATATACTGGACTGTTTATTAAATATCACCTCCTGTTCTTTTATACCTTGAATGAATGCTTACTTGGGACAACTGTATCCGATTAAGAATGTTTTTGTACCCAACAAACTCAATGATACATATTGGTCTTGAGCCAAAGCACCCATCCGTATTCAATAACCAGAACCGAATTAACGATGACGTATTTACTTGTAATCAGCCATCACATCTGGAAAGGAGACATGAACTCACTTGAGCATATTAACAGACGGGATCAGCTATAAAAGCCTACGCTTTTATGGTCCCTTTCAGCCACAACACATCGAACAACTTAAAATAAAACGTACCATTAATGATCATGCCTATTTACATATCAGTGGGTTGCTCTCCGAAGAACAAGGAGCAGCCTGTATCGGTCAAAATATGGAGCAAGAGCCGATTGTGATTCGTCAGTTGGATGATCAGGGACAATCGCTAAGACGGCTGTTCCATGGGGTTGTAACGAGTATGTCCGTACAATGTGTGCGAGGCGTATATACATTTGAACTAGAGGCCGCTTCCCATTCGTACCAGATGGATATCAAGGTAAAAAGACGCTCCTATCAAGATATTCACCGCACTTATGATGATCTGATCACTACGATGATACGGAAGTATCAGTACGGAGATGCCATTGATACCGTAACGAATTATGCCAAACTGGACACTTTTGTTTTACAATATGAGGAGACCGATTGGGCGTTTTTAAAGCGTCTCGCTTCTCGCTTTGGTTCCGTACTTGTGCCAGAGGTAACCGCAGCTTCGCCCAAAGTCTTCTTCGGGATGCCAGAAGGCAAGCAGCATAAGGTGGAACGGGATGTATTCTATCGGGTGCGGAAAACGTTTCATGAACTGGATGCGGAAAAGCTAGGAGAACAACGTGCTGGCTCGTATATCACCTATATGATTGAAAGTCTGCAATACTACGCGCTCGGCGACCTCATTACGTTACCCATCGGACAAGGTAAAGAACTGGTCGTGGTTCGAGCAGTGACTACACTAGCGGATGGCTTACTGCGTACTCGTTATGATCTTCAAGCCGAACAGGATATTCGCTATGCCCGTTATGAAAACGATCAGGCCACCGGGATTTCGCTGACAGGAACAGTGCTCATGGTACAGCAGGATTTCGTACAGCTTCAACTTGACATCGACCCGAAGCAAGATCCTGCCAAAGCCTGCTGGTTTCCCGTAGCCACCCGTTATGTCGCCGAAGAACATAGCGGCTGGTACGATATGCCTGAGATCGGGGAACAAGTCGAGTTATATCTGCCTACCCACCGCGAACAAGATGCCTATGTAACGGATTCACTGCAACAACAACGCCATACCAATGGTCAGCCGAATGTGAAGGTATGGCAACATGTACAAGGTAGCGGCGTAGAACTGTCTGAGCATGAACTGACCCTATCCAGCTCCGGTGAATTTTCCATTACACTGCATGAAAGTAACGGCATTACGATCGACAGTCTAGGGGATGTACAGATTCAGGGTGGTCATGTGAAGCTTGATGCAGGTGAGGAACTTTCACTGGAAGCTGGAACGGCGCTGTATCTAAAAGGCAGAGCCAGCAGCATGGTACTGGATGGTGAGACGGATACCAAAGCTCCAGTGATTTATCAGGAAGGAACGGTGAAAGCTCCTGTTTTCGTAGCCGACCTCCCTCCTGTACCTGAGCCGCCTTTGATGAGCATCAAAGCGTATGAAGCAGCTCAATCAGCAGCCAAAGATTCATCTAGCAGCCAAGCCTCTACCCCTAAAGCAAAAGTCACCAGTCCAGCAAAGCTTCAACAAGCGAATGCCATGATGGGGACAGTATCCAAGCTATTAGGCTCCATTCCGGTGATGGGAAAAGTGGTTGGCGTTGCTGTGGGAGTGCTAAGTGGACCTGCAGCGGGTTTGATTCTGAAAGCAACCGCAGCGATCCCTGTTCGGAGCAAAGGAACCCTACCGTTGGAGGCAGTAGCAAGGGGAGCGAAGTTCACCCATTAAAATACTTGGCTGGTTTGGCCATGCAAGGGTTGATTAGTCTACACGAGCATGAGAAAGCTAAACAAGCCTATTATAACAAGTGGATTCTAGGAAAAGTGTATACGAGCGCACGTCATATAGCTCATTCCGGCAGCACATTGGAACTGGTACAGAACCTGCTTAAAGAATCGAATGCCATGGTTCATGCGTATCAGCAGGTTCCGGAAGAAGTAAGAAAACGCTGGAGAGCTAATTACGACAGCCGCATGGCACAACAGCAGCCTAAACAACAAGTTGAGAAGCCTAAGTCTTGGTGGGATCGTTACCTGGGTTATACGGGTAGCAGCTTGATGATAAAAAGTCAAATAGCCATGGAGCAGGCACATGCATCTGAAAAAGCAGCAAACAGCCTAGTTGAATTATACAACGGCATAGAGCAGGCTAATAACGTAAGGTATCAAAATGCAGGAAACTCCATTGGTGAATTTTTAGATTATTGGTCATTTGGTATACCTAAAGGATTGTATCAAGCCTACATGGAGCGCGCACGTAATCAAGGTAACTCTGGTAGTGACGCTATCAATTTTGCTACATTTGGAATAACAGAGGCTATACGTGGAGCTGTGACACCTGAAGATCCTTTGTCACCAGACCATTTGTCCAATATCATTAGTGTAGCAGGGTTCCTTGAGGGAGTCGGTTCATTTCTCAAGCCGAAAACTATACTAAATTCACCAGTCAAAGAACCTGTTCATCCAGGTCCTAAAATCATAAATGAAAAAACAGAGCCACCCCAACCCTCAAACCCGAAGCCCAATAAAAATACAGGGATTGAGGGGACGCAAAAACCTACTCAAGCTAAAGCTAATTTTACATCAGAGGAAATTTCGCATCTCCAAAAACACGTTATAGATGAAGCTCAAATGCTAAAAGACAGTGGACTTACAAATAAGCAATTAGGTCCAGCCGTAGCCGGTGCCTACGATAATACCACCGGTAAATTTTATACAGCAATTAATGATGTAGATGGGTTTGTGCCAAAAGAGTTACATCCAATTATTGAAGCGAGAATTAAAGATATGCCTAAGGATGTTTATGATTCCTATAGTCAGTTTACACATGGTGCCGGATCCCATGCAGAAGTATATGCTGCGAACAAGGCTTTGTTAGCTAATCCAAATGCTAGTATTGACAATCTAATAATATATGTTATAAAACCCGGAAGTGCAACAAAGCCTGTAACTAATGTACCGTTCCCGACATGTCCGCATTGTAATTATATTCTAAAAGGATTTAATATTATATCCGACAGTAATAAAAAGTGAAGGAATAAAGGGGCAATAAAATAATGGAGTTATTAAACATTTTATCGATGGAAGAAGTATTGCAGGAAGGCATTGAATTTACTGACGATGTTTGTTTTTCAGGAAAAAACGGACAAGAAGTTTTTGATAAACCCATAGAAGATGGTGGAAATCCAATATCGGGTCTTGTATTTGAGAGATATAAAAATGGAAATTTAGCCTACTACTCATATTATGAAAATGGGATTGCAGAGGGCGAATACGTAAAATTTTACGAGAATGGTAAGTTAGAAAGTTTTCAAAATATGAATAAGGGTGTGTTATTGGGAAGATCCACTTCTTGGTTTGAGAATGGAGCAATAAAATCTATTGCAGAATGTAAATATGGTTTTAAGCTAACTTACAAAGAGTGGGATATAAATGGGGAGTTAATAACCGAAAAGCTAGAGCCTAGTGAATTCGAAAAAAGTATGATTAACAAATATGATACTTGGGCTAAAGAAAATGGAGAATAAAATAACAGAAAACTTTGATAAAATTCAATATGACTTATCTCAAAATATAAAATTAGAAAATAGTTTTAGCCAAGACAATATACAGTTGATTGCAGGGGTTGATTTAGCATATTGGGAAGAAGATGAAAAGACAATTGCAGTTTGCTGCATATGCGTCGTGGATTTTTTGACGAAAGCTATAATTGAGACAAAGTTTTTAAAAGATGAAATCAAAGTCCCGTATATACCGGGATATTTATCTTTTAGAGAGTTACCTCTCATTATTAATACGTTCAAAACTTTATCCTTTGATCCTGAAATTGTGATGTTTGATGGAAATGGTTACTTGCACCCTAGAAATATGGGAATTGCAACGCATGCCTCTTTCCATTTAAATAAGCCAACCATAGGTATTGCAAAAAGCTACTTAAAAATTGGGGCAGTTGATTTTGTTATGCCTAGTGATAAAGAAGGGGCATTTACGGATATTGTGATAAACGGTACAATATATGGACGAGTACTGAGAACACACAAACATGTTAAACCCATATTTATCTCTTGTGGTAATTGGATCGATATAGACACCGTCACTGATATTACGTTAGCATTAATTAATAACGAAAGTAGATTACCTATACCAGTAAGACAAGCCGATTTAGAGACTAAAAAAATGAGAAAACGTTTTGTGAAATATGAAAAATAGGTCTTTAAAATATCTTGTGTAACCTCTTTGCTACTCAATAATAAAATCGAACAATCCAATCAACAAAGCAAGCACTAACAACTTGATAGATTTTCAAAAGCTTATTTCAACTTGATTCAATGAGTAGGAATAAGCTTTTTGTATGCTCAAGATCAATAACAAAATAATATAGCCAGCCAATCCCCCATAAATAATGACTTGCCATCCCTCCCCATCAGAGTTAACATACACACACTTCAACCACGGGAGGGAAATATGCTATGTCAAATTGGCCAGATTGGTTTCTGGAAGCATTACGCCAGAGATTTTATCAATTAGAACTCGCCAGTGAACAACAGGCTTCATGTTCATCTGAGGACAACAATCTATTCACTCAAATGGATCAATTCAAAACCAACCAAAACGAGGATATCCAGCAACTACTATCTGAATGGGAAGAAGCCATAGGATATCAGCTAAGTCAAGACAAACAATCCATTTATATGGAAGGGGTAAAAGACGGGATGCGATTGATTCTTCCCGTCATGCAATCCACAAATATTCGTTAGCCCATTGATGGTTTTAGTCTATGATTTCTCTAGCCCTAAAATTCATTTAACAATGCTCTATTGATCTTCTATAATTTCATCTATACTCATTCCACTCTTCAAGGTAAAAACAAAATGCGCTGGTGAGAGAATCGTGATCTTCTCCACCAACGCATTGAATAGGTAATCATCAAATTGTTCCAGTATATCTTGCCGCGAGTTTAAAAGTTGAATAATTTCATCCACACGTTCCTTAATTTTTGCTTTCTGATCCTCTTCCTGCTCCAGTATCAGCTTCTGTTGTCTTAGCTCGTTTAGCTCATTGGAAAGTCTAGCTGTTTCTTCATCATAAACCGTCTCATCCATCTGATTCCGTAGTTTGAGATTCACTAATTCCTTCAAGTCGGATTTCAATTGTTGCATCTGCCCTTCGATATCCAATAGCGGTTCTTGCCCTACTCTGCTGGAAAGTGCCGATTCAATATTGGCTTTCAGCGTTTTAATCAATCTTTCCTTGTTCTCATACATCCGGTTGAACAATCGTACAAACGCGGAATGTAAAACTTGCTCATCAACCGATTTGGCATCACAGGCTGCTTTCCCTTCATTGACATACGTTTTGCATTGCCATACCACCTTCTTGGATGGGTTATTGCTGTTCCAGGTTCGGCGTTTAAAAATGGCTCCACAGCATCCACAATATACTTTACTGCTCAGTGCATATTTACTGGAGTATCTTTTACTCTCTCTCATTACGCTCCCTTTCAGCTTGGCTCTCCGTTCCTTCTCTTTTTGTACCGCATCGAATATTTCCTTAGATACAATCGGTTCATGGTTGTCCTCAATTAAATATTGCTGCTCCTGTCCTTTATTCCTTATTCGTTTGTGGGTTAGAAAATCTACCGTTACCGTCTTTTGCTGAAGCAAAGCTCCGTAATATTTCTCATTGGTCAGAATTAAGGTAATGGAGGAATCCCACCACGTATCGCCACCCGTGACTGTTTTAATCTTATCTCGCATCAATCCTCTAGCTATCGCCTGATAGCTTTTGCCATCCAAATACTCCTCGTATATGCGCCGCACAATCTCTGCTTCTGGCTCGTTATAATCACCAATTCACCATGTTCATCCTTATCATAGCCGAGGAAGTGAGTGGTGTTGCAGAAGACTTTGCCGTTTTGGAAGCCTCGTAATATGCCCCATCGACTATTTTCAGAAATGTTTCGGCTCTCGTCTTGTGCAAGAGAACTCAAGATGGTCAGCAATACTTCACCTGTGGTATCCAGTGTATTAATATTCTCCCGTTCAAAGAATACAGCCACTCCAAGACTTTTAAGTTCCCGTACATATTTCAATAAATCCAGTGTATTCCTAGCAAATCTCGAAATCGACTTGACCAGAATGAGATCTAGTTTACCGTTTCGAGCATCCTGTATCATCCGATTAAAATGCGTTCTATTTTTAGTGCTGGTTCCGGTGATGCCTTCATCTGCGAAAATATCCGCCATTTCCCATTCCAAGTTGTTTTGAATGTATTGGGTATAATAATTGACCTGATTCGTATAGCTCTCCTTTTGCTCCTCGGAATCTGTACTGACCCGACAATAGGCAGCGACTTTCTTCTTTAGAATCGGTTGGATTCCCTCTACGATATCCATCGTTTTAATGGGAACGATCACGACTTTTTTTGCGGTTGCGGCTTGTGCCATAGGTGTTTCTCCCTTCGATATCTTCTTTATACGGTCACATGTTATAATGCGTGCGGTACATCATCAAGTCCATTTCTGTCCATGTGATAGCTACTTGAAAGACTTTTTATTCAGCTCATCAATCGCTATGAACTCTTCTTCTGTAATGACATTTTGTAATCTCAATTGCTTCAATAGGCTTAGACTCAGTAGATAATCAATAGATTTTCGTTGCATATGTATGTGCTCCTTTAAAATAAAAATGGCTCACCTCTAAGGCAAGCCAATAGATATAAAACTTAGAATAAATTCTTAAGGCTAATGGTCTTTTCTATGGTAATACTAGGATCGCTTACTAAAGTGGCTGTTAATATTTAAGTAGTGGATCAGGTTATCGTCTTTAGATATATCTGTTGGCTCCATACCCAATAATCGTTTCATCAAATCCATTGGCTCACTCATGTGCTGGCTCCTGTTCTTCCTTTACCTGTGCCTTCTCGGTACGCTTCATATTCTTGACAACTTGAGCTTTCGTTTGGGCTACTTCTTGCTCAGTCTTATCTTGTTGTGGTTCCTCCACTTGCTCATATTGCCCACTATTCTGTAAACGCAGCACCGACTCCTGATCCGTGACTTCCTATGTGCAGCCTGTTTCTTGATTCAAAAACCACATCTTATCATCCTCCAAAAATGAAAAATAGGGTATCCAAAACAGATACCCTGAACGTGTTTCTTCTATTATAATGTACTCTCATATCATCACTTTCAATTAAGACTTATTGACCGTGAGTACAGCAGAGCTTCCGGCTTGATACATTTAGCACCGAATACCTGCAACCCTTTTCACTGCATCTGAAAATTGTTTCTCTGGTCTGAAGGCTTCCACCGAATCTACTTGGTCTGCAAACGAAATGGCACTCTTATGACTAGCGATGATTTTATACTTGGCTCCTGCGGTATTTGGCACATTGTTGGATTTATAAACGGTCATACCATCAATATCTCCCACATAGCCTGTGCGGATGATATTTGGGTCTTTGGTGAAACGAGCATCCTTTAAAAGCAAGCCATAGTACCATGCAGGAACTACCACAAAACGCTCGCTTTCCGGTACATTGTTCTCATCCAATAGTACGCCTAAATCAATTAGTAAATCATAAGCCGTTGAAGAAGTTGGAACTAGAGGCGGTTGTATCATTGCCGTTGTTTTTTTTCGAACTATCGTTCTCCGGTACAATGACTTAAATGATATCAGAGCAAGATGCTGCCAACGACACTTATTTCAAAATAGGTAGACTCGCCTCTACCGGAAATGATCTACACACTCATGCAGAAAGGCGTTTAACGTGCGTGGCTCTCTGCCGAGCAAGCGCTTCACAGTGACATTAGGACTTTCAGGTACCAGTTTAGACATGGTTTGAATTTCCACAACGTGGTTTGCGAGCCAAGGAGGCATATGCCCATGCTCGATTAGATTACGGAGTAGTACTTGAGGCTCCATGTTGATGTAGCTTATCGGCCGATTAAGCAGAGCTGATAGTTGACTCGCAATCTGTGGATAGCTAAAGATCTCCGAACCGGTAAGCGTATATATTTGGCCTGACACCTCGCGGTTGGTCAGAACTTCTGCGGCGACATCTGCGATATCACGACAGTCAATGAAGTTACAGGCTGAATCGCCCATGGCGCCGAAGAAAACATTCTGGGTTGTGATCGTTGATGCAAGGCGCAATAAGTTTTGCATGAACGCATAAGGGCGCAGCACGGTGTGGGTGAGACCCGATTCGCTCAGCGTTTTCTCGATTTTTTGATGCCATCCGGCCACTGCCACTGGAGATCTTTTCTCATAGGCAGGACTGGATATTTTTACGATGTGTCTGATTCCAGCTTCGACGGCAATCTGAATGATCGAAGTTTCCAATTCGACTTGTATTGGACTGTTGGACATGGATAGGAAGAGTTGGCTAGCTCCTGCAAACGCGCGCCGTAGCGATTCAGGATCGGAAGCATCAGCCGAAGCTACCTCGATAGTCAACCGGCCTTTTTCTCCAATCTGATCACGCAACTTCTCAGGCTCTCTGCTCAGCGCTCTGGCGGGTACGCCAAGATCAATCAAACGTTCTAAAAGCATACTGCCTATCGTACCTGTTGCTCCAATAATAACTATCATTTTATCTTCTCCTTTTGGATGAAAAATTTGTTGTGACGGCAAGACGCCACCGCCATGTCACTATCGTGCTTGCTATGAATCCAGACAACGGGAAGTCGATCCAGACACGACTGACCCAGGCCAAGTGATTGCTCGGAATCATAATTTCTAGTAAACCAGATGTCGCCCATGCGGCGAATAGCCCAAATGTTGCTCCCATCAACGCGAGCATCCCAACCACAACCAAGTGAGGTGCGCCGATGATCCACCGTCGGTTATGTACTCCTCTGCCGCGCAGCCAAAGGCCGAGCATCAAAGCCAAGAAAGCCGAGGCTCCACCAATGGTGGTCAAGGCCCCTATTTGAAGCCCCTTGTCGGCAGTGACCAATCCCCCGATACCTGCCATAATGGCAGGAGACGCATAGGCCATTACAACTTCACGCCACAGTACAAAAGTCTTTGTGCCAGAATCAGCAGACTTGATTTCGTAAACACCATCTGTCTGATTGGGGTACTCTGTCGTCTTGTTCATTTAGTTGCTCCTTTAATTCTTTTAATTGCTCAGCAGCATATAATTAGGAAACTAATTATATGAGAGTGAAAATGGGCTAGCTTCACTAGCCCGTTCTACTCATTATTGATGTGTTTTTTAGTTCGTTTTGGTTCGTCCGTAAGTGCCGATATACCTTGTGTAACTCGACCTAACAGGTCGAGGAATACGCTGCGCTCCTCAATATTCAGTAAGCCCACCATGGCTTCCAGCCGAGCGAAATGCTCAGGAGCCATTTCAAAAAGCTTCTTCGCACCTTGCTCTGTCAATATAACCGCTTTCTGACGTCCATCCTCTGAACTTGATCGCCGGGATACTAGGCCATCTCGCTCAAGAGTATCGATAAGACCAGTCACTGTAGCACGTGTCACACCTAGATGCTCCGCTAATTGCGAGGGCAACTCTTCTCCTTCGTTATCTTCAAGGTCTGCTAATAAACGATATCGTCCTGTTGATAAACCGAATCTGGAGAAATGAATCTCTGCGGCATGTCCAAGCTTGGCTCCGGCTTCCATTAGCCTAGACGCGACGAGTATAGCCTGTGCGTCTAGGTCCAGGTTATAGCGATCAATCTGACGCTTGGATTGTACAAGCGAGGGAATAGCGTCAATATCCTTTGTTACTTTATTATCCTTGTTCATATATATAGTATGGTCGCTAATTACTTTTGTGTCAATACTTTTTTGTCGTATCATAATTCCTATATTTTTCTTTTTTCAAATATCAAGATTGGCTCATAAGAATTTCCCCTCCATATTTCTTCATATTCGGAGTTGTATTCCTCCTCGGACACTGCCAAAGACTTCGTTAGCTTAATGGCGTTCCACCTCCTTAGTCTAACCATTTTTTTCTAACAAAAGGACCTACATACCCGCTCCCCACTTTTGGGTATTTTTCATCCTTATTTTATTTGGATTTTTGACAGCCTAAAGCGTTACATCAAGCCTATTGTTTGCCTAAACTTCAGAAACGTATATGTATGCTGAAACTGTATAATATTGAATATCATGCTCAGTACAATGATGTAACGCTTTAGAAAACGTAAAAACGAGAAATAGGTACAAACATACCAACTCCTCATTTTGGGTTGTTTTTAACCCTTAGTTTATATGACTTTTTCAACCCCTAAAGCGTTACATCGAGCCGTCTTTTTGTCTGAACTTCCGAACACGTATCCTGATATTTTCTTTTCTCGCCTTACCTCTGCATTTCTCACAATATTTCTGCCGATTCGAATTTGCCGAAAATGTTCCTCCACAACGTGTACAGTTCACCCTCGGCTTTGCTGTCTTAGGCTTAGTCTCTACATCACGTTCAGACTTATATTCTCGCTCCAGCTTTGGCAACACTCCATTTTCAAAATAAGTACAATGAGGCAGAGGATCGTCTTGTCCAAAAAATACACATGGGCCATCTTGTAAGCAGCAATAATTGGAGATACCGTGTTTTACTCCAAGATAGCATGCACAATTATTCTTCACCAACCGCTTGAACCTATTTTTATTCTGCATTCGATTTCTCCTTACTCACATCTGCTAATCGTTGCTGCTCCGAATGAAATTTATTGAATTCCAGCTTTGGATTCTCAACAAACGGAAGCAACGTGAGCAACGTTTCCTGAGATACGACTTGTTGCAATTTCACAATCACATCTGCCATCCCCACCAAATCTGTTGGCAAATTACGAGTAAACTTCACCGCGATATTACGGTAATCATATTGAACGCCTTCTTTAATGTGCAGGTAGGTAAAGAAATTTCGTAGACGCTGCTTGATTGCCTTTTCCATCAAAGCTTCCCTCATTGCCACTCGATTCTCCAAATTCAGCAGCTTATTTCGCAGAGCCAAGGAAGACGTATTACTGGCCCAATTCTCATTGAAGTTAACCTGATCCATCATATCGAAGATTTTGCGTTCAATATTATCCAGCTCGTTCTTTACAAAAGAATCGTTAATCTCCTTCGTAAGCCAGCTTACCTTTCCCCCAGCCGGAACTTGAATAATGCCCATCTTCTTCATATTCAATAAGTCCTCAGTTTCAAGCTTGGCATTCTCAATCACGAGATAGGCATTGCGATGATCTGCGATTTCATTGACCAAATCGGAATTCAATGCGTTATAGGCATCAAATAAAGAAATCACATCATGGAAGCCACTTTTTCTCTCCGTATTGGCTGGACAGGAGATAAGTGGTACTCTTCCAAAAATGTGATTGTGTTTGCCGATATATTTTAATTCAGGTGCTTGGTTTGGCCTACTCCAATTGTGTTTTTCATCGTTGCCGATTGTATAGTGTAGAATTTCATGATCAGTATACACGTCCAGATACACTTGTTTATCAAACCGTCTCGTGAATTTATGTAACCCAAGTAATACGTTTCTTTCTGCTGTTTCATCTTCCAGTACATAGGCATTCAAAGGAGATAGCACCGTGGCTGAAAACTGGCCATCCGAGTCGATATAGTTCAATTCAAAGCTCTCACCAAAGATTTCGGATTGTTTCCGAAGCTGTAGATTATGCTCCTTGTCCCAATGACTCATATGTACATCTATATTATGTATGGCTTCATCCTGATCCGACTTGGACACATAGTTTACTGGCTTACCGAGCAGGTAGCCCACTTCATTATCTACAACTTACGTGGGAAATTGAAAATGAGTTTTTGGTTGCTGCGGCTTTCTTGCATCGCATAGTTCTTGAGAATAGCATGCTGACCATTGTAGTAATCTGCATATTTCTGTTTGGCTAATGCAGCCAATTGGAGTTCATTTAGACACTCTATAATGATGCTTTCAGTTACTTGCAAAAAATTTCTCCCTTTCAAAATAGGTCGTTAGCTCAAAATTTCTTAGCTTCGAGAGACTCGATTCCCCATTCTTTATATAAGTCGGTAAGCTCATGCGATGTCTTTGTAACAAAACTCTTAACCATATCTTCTTTTAAATAAATTGGAGTTATCTGGGGTTCATTGTCCTTATTGCGTAACCACTGTAGCTTTATATCTCGGTATTGGCTTACTTCAATTTGAGTTAATAACGGTTCAATACTATAGGCACTTCCTACATAGAGCTTGTTGAGAACATCTTCTGCCCATTCTTCTCTCCTAATTAAATTAAATTCTACCTGATTTGACTCTATATCATAAATTTTTCTTATTTTATCTTTTTCTCCTCGGTACTCACGTTCAAAATTCGAATAAACTGTTTCCGTCCATCTTATGTCCGCATAGATATGAGCAAAATATCCCAGTACGTAATCTTTCCAGCTAGCCTCATCATTTAGGTTTAAATAATACTGACATCTTTCCTTAAGTACTTCAATACTAGGAAATCTATCTTCACAAACAAAATGTGTATTACCCTTTTCATTTCTTGCCACATTCCCCCTTACATGGACAGCATCTGGAGCAATACTCCCTATTAAGAAACTAGAAGATGGAGTACGCGAACAAAGTTCTAAAGCTATAGCAAAATGAACCATCGGATAAGGCATTCTTGAGAACCTCCTAAGAATGGATATAGAAATAAATGTAGCTATACACCAACATACTACAACATATTGAAACTAACCTGCCAGTTAGCTTAACGGGATTAGATCAAAATAAAGAATGAGTATCCGGCAGAACCCTCAGAACAACAAGCTACGATCATAAAATTTCAGACTCTTGACCGACTGAATCAATTGAACAGCCCCATACAAACTATCTGGCGCGTCATCATACGTACAGTTTCGATTGTAATCCTTCACCTGATGATTGTACCTGAGGTTATCTGCATTGAACAGAATATGACCCTTCTTCACTTCCGGCTCCAAGCTAATAATACGTTCATGCTTCTGCCCTCTGGAATGCACACTTTCTACGGGCGTATGTATCTTCGCTTTCCATAACTCTTCTTCAAACTTTTGCTTCATATAGCTTTGTGCCTGATTCACTTCAAAACCCAGCTTATCTACAGGGTAAAGCTCCAATTTTTCAATGGCTACTTGAAACAAATCATCCGGCAACAGTTTATAGATATTGCCATCGATCACATACATCTGCTTTGTTTTGCGATGCTGTCCAATAATCGAAATGGCCGAATAGTCATTCTTCTTTCCGGCTTTAATCGCTGGATCAATATACATCGCCATTTCCATATCCTCAAACTCAGGCGACCTGTCCCAATACATGAGATTCTGAAATATGTACTCATCAGTTGAGCACGGATCATTCTGCAATTCTTTATAGAAACTCTTTTCACCCATGGCTTGCTTTTTGCACATGAGATAATAGTAATCCAAGTACTCACTCCACAGGATTTCCGTACCCTTCAGCATTTCCTCCTCATGAGCCATAAAAAAAGTCAAAGCCGTATTGATCCTATCCTCGTCTTGGAGATTATTATATTGTCGCTCCCACTCTGACCATAAATCATCCCGTTCTGAAAACTGAAGCACGGCTGCTTTACGAACACTTCGCACACCAGGGATTTTACCCTTGAGTAAATCGGCCATAATATCTTCTTCATTCAAAATCGTTCCACAGATCAGAATATTCGTATCCCTTGTGCCAATAGGCAGAATGACATCCGTAAACGTATTTTTAATTTGTTCTCGCTTGGCTTCGGAGCGAGCCGTATCCTCCTTGAGCAAATCATCCATTAGAACCAAAGTAGGACGGTGATGCTTATAGTGAATACCTCTCAAACTACCATCTATACCACGAATCATAATGCAGGAGTCCAGTCCACCTTTACTCTTGAGCCATATTTCATTGTTGTTCCAACGGCTCCCTTTACGAATCCCAAAATCCTCAATCAACATCGTATTCGTTTCTAGCTCATCTTTGATCATATC